TTTAACTGTTATAATATTTCCGCATTTGCATTTACACACCAAAATGTAATGTCTAGGTTCTTTTTCAAATCCTATTACTTTTAAAAGACCAAATCGATACCCTAATTTTTCATTTAATTTTTTTAAATAATGGTTATCCCATCGACAACCGCAAGTAACAAAGTTTTTTCTGTCTCTTTTATGAAATTTAGGTATAGATTGAAAAATTGTTCCGCATTTGCATTTCATTTCCCATAGACGACCTTCTACTCGTCTTAAAAGTTCAACTCCTTCGATAATTTTTCCAGGATAATATCCTTGTCTACAACTCTCACAAGATCGTGAATTTTTTAATGTCTCCGAATACATAAAATATTCTTTGCCACAATCACAGAGAACTTTTAATTTTCTTACTCCATTAATTCTTTCGTTTGAAAGCACAGTTAATCTTCCAAATCTTTTTCCAATTAAGTGATTAGATTCTTTCTCGCCATAACAAAAACGACAACATGAAACTCTTGTAAGATGACCTGACGATACATTTTTTCTTTCTTGTCCACATTTACAAATTAGGTGATAAGAGATTTTATTTGATGATTCATTTATATTTTTTATAGTCCAATCATTCAATTTATAACCAATTTTATATTTAATTGATTTTCCCATACTCACCTTCAATACGATTGTGATTTTTGAAGTTATAAATATCGACTAAAAGCTTATACCATTCTTCAGATGTTCTTTGAGGCTTTAAATCAAACCAACGCAAATCAAGTTTCTTAAATAAAATCTCCTTTTCAAATCCTTGTGTCATGTAAAGCCAACGTAAAGACCTTGTGAAATTATGGTTTGTGAACATGCTGAAGGGTTTTAGACGCTTGTCTTTTGCATATGCAATGAAGTCATAGTAGAAATCTAATATGATTTTAGGATCCTGTAATGCAGGAAACTTAAACTTCCCGGTCTTCAGAAACTCAAGGATATTTGTGCTAACAACACCTAGAATCAAAGTAAGTAATGCTTTGGGCTTTAGTCCTGAAGCTTTCAGCATTCCCTTAAGGATTATGTATTCTTCTTTTTTATCTTTAATAGCGAAGTAGTCGATGTAATTTTCAACGTCAAAAGACTTTTGGTTTACATTACATTCGATAAGATGCTCATCATTAATGGAATCTGATTTAATGTAGAATATTTCGAATCCTAACTGCTTAGCAGCCTCTAGCCTATGTTGTCCATCGATTACTTCAAAGTTTTGATTAACGATAATAGGATGAAGATTCAGTTGGTTGTTTTTCTCTACTGATTCTTTAAGTTTCTTCAAGTGATACCTGTCAATAGGTCTATTCCCTGTAAGAAGCTTAAATATTCCATGGTTTATTGTCTTTTCTACTTGGTTCATATAAATCCTTATGTGAGGTTTTATAAGAGAATAAAATGTTCCAACATTTTTCGTCCATGTGAATGAATTTTTATGTAGTTGTAGACAATATAATAAAGATTTTGATATTACTTGAATTTCGTCAGCTAGACGTTAATAGCAGTCGCGTTAGAGGCATCGCACACCTCGTTAGATATGAATGAGAACAGACGTATTAGGTATTCGTCTACCGATCACCATATCATATTCACCTCGCATTTGAGGTTTTCATGTCAATTACGACCACAGGGAACTTAGGTCCTATGATCTTGCAATCGCTTGCGCCTGCAATGTTATATGTTCCTACTCCTACAATGAACTACATTACCGTGTGCGACAAAGTGTCCATGCCGGCTAATGGCGGCACAACATGCCGATTTATGCGCCCACGCGCACTACAACCACCAACAGTCCAATTGGGCAACAGCGGTATTGATCCTCCAGCACAAGTGCCACAAAGAGACATCATCGATGCTCAAATGGCATTCTTCGGTACTGGTTGTATCATTAACGAACAAGTTATTCTTCAAGACCAAGAAGGCGTATTAGCTTGGGTTTCTGAACGTCTAGCTGTTGCGATGCGCCAAGCGGAAGATTTAATCCTTAGAGATTATATTGTTTCTGCTGCGTCTCAAATCAATGCTGGCGGCGGTGGTAATGGATTTAACCCTACTCAACTAGGTATGAGCGATTTTAGCTTAGTTGCTACTACGCTTGATACTAACAATGCCTACAAATTTATGTCAGGTATTGAAGGTATGGATAGATTCGGTAAAATGTGTGCCGAATTAAAATCTTCTCTGATTGACTTGGAGTTCCTAATCGCAGCATAATGCTGGGAAAGGATAACAAGGGGCAAGAAATGAATTGGATACAGATTGATTATGATATGTGGATTAAATTAGAAAATGTATTTCATATATGGATAGATAAAACAGATAATAGTTTTTTTGCTATGGGTGAATTGATTCACAATAGCGAAGAAATTGTTTTATCACCCTCGTTTGAAACATTTGAAGAATGTAAAAATCATATTCAAAATGCTTTGAATTTAAATCAGCCTGAACGACTAAGTGAGAAGACTTCTGTAGGTAATATAAAATACAGAAGAAGCGATAGTCTGAGCTCATAGGTAACTATGAGAGGATGGGTCGAAGAACCTGTTCCGCCTATTATAATTATAGGTCATAAAAGTAACAGAATTGACAGGCCCAGTGCGTTCAGCATATTTTATGTTGTCTAGCACAGAGTTACAGTCTGACTTTGATGCTTTAGTTGGTAGTGGTTTCCTTAACCAATGGAACTACCCAACAAATGCTTCTGCGTTGCCTTCTGAATATGGTTCCGCGTTTAATATTCGCGTTCTTACTAGTTCTGAGGCACCAGTTGCTAGAAATGCAGTTACAAATAACGCCGGCGTTACAACTGACGTTTATTACAATACTGTATTGGGTAAGCAGGCAATTACGCATATAAATCAGGACGGCTTTAGCATGAACCTGATCTATCGTGATCCTTACTACTCCGGTATGTTGGCTCAAAATGCTACTCTTGCTGTTAAGTTTGCTCAAGCGCAAGCGATAACACAAGATACAGCGATTAGAAATCTTATGTCAACGCGCGTAAGCGCCTTGGGGGTGTAATATGACCGAATACTCAAGAATGGCTAAAGGTAATTATGTAGTTAGTGGTGGTTCGATTGGAGTATCAGCGCCTAGCGTGAAGTATATCAATCTTCCTTTTAGACCTGATTATGTTGAATTAATCAACTATACAGCGGCTTCTGTAATGACAGATGATGCGGTACCATTTGCATATTGGGATGCAAGCGTGCCTCCTCTTACAATTTCAGCTGTTAATTATGACACTGTTATTCAAAGATCCACAGGTTCTGCTTTAGTAACCGATATGGTTCAAGTTGGTGGTGGTATTAGCACATTTTATGCAGGTATGGCACTTCAGTTTGGGCCTCTCTATAAGCATAATTCTGTTGCTAGTGCGGATTTCTCTATCGCCACATCGGGAGCGGGCGGTCCTACTACAGTAACAACAGCCACAAACCATAATCTTTCAAGCGGGGATGTTATCATTTTTGAAGGTCTTTTTCAGACTTCAACAACTGGTATGCCACAATTGAATTATGTTTGGTTTACTGTGACTGTTCTGACAGCAACTACATTTACTATTCCTTGGGATACCAGTGGTAGTAATTATACTGCTTTCAATACATCTACAAGCACAGGTAATATTGGATCATGGAAAAAGGTTCTTTATCCATATCTATATTTCCCAGGTGTTGCGACTATTAGTGGTATTACTCTTGGAAATACAACAACTATTGACACAACAGATGCACATAACTTTGTCGTTGGACAAGAAGTGGCATTTCGTATTCCTCAAGCCTGGGGTACAGTAGAACTTAATTCATTGCCAAATATTTTTACGCCAGGGGCTCCGGTCTATGGTTATGTAATTGCGGTAACGGATTATAACACTGTTGTTGTTAATATCAATTCTAGTGCTTTTACACCTTTTACAGTCAATCCAACAGTAGCGCAAGTTCCAGGACTTTCGTATCCTGAAATTGTTGCTGTAGGCGATGTAAATACTGGCGGTGTTCAAATATCGAGCGGATCTCCTTTGTATCCTTCTCCATATGCTTCACCAATTGGTACAACAAGAATTCCTACTATCAATGGTCCTGCTATCCAAGGCGCTTTTGTTAACAATACAAGCATGGGCTTTGTTATTGGAAACTTTGGTGCACGAAATGATTCGACAGCTTTTGTTGGCGGATCAGATGGCGATATCATGGAATGGAGAGCGTACCTTCATGATTATTCTAGCCCTTAAATAGCTAGTAATAATTAAAATTTGTAGTATATTGGTAGGGGACAGTTTGTCCCTTACCTTAGGTATTTATGTCAGTTTATCCAGGCGTTATCTCATATCCAATCTCGGCATATCAAAATCCACCTATTGAACCTCAGTTTTATCAGCCAAGTCGATTCAATATTGCAGCAATTTCTTTAGGTTCGACAACAACAGTTACCACTTCTGTGGACAATAATTATGTGGTAGGACAGTTGGTGCGTTTTATTATACCCCAGAATTTTGGCACATATCAGCTCAATGAACGTAAAGGCTATGTATTATCTCTTATTTCGTCTACTCAAGTCTTAGTGGATTTAAACAGCATTTTCATGGACCCTTTCATAGCATCTCCTATATTTCCAGTAGGCCAAAGTAAAACTGTAGCTCAAATCTTAGCTATTGGCGACATAAACACTGGGACTACCAATGCCACAGGAAGGACAAACCAAAGCACTTTTATCCCAGGCAGCTTTATTGATATAAGTCCTCTTTAAATATTTAATTGCACTTCTCTAAAAATGAGGGTATAACAGAATTAAATATTTAATTTAGAGGTATCGCATGGTAGACAAACCAAAACCAACATCGTCTTTAGCAGAAAAAGAATTAGATAAAGTTGAAAAGCAATTTGAGGCTTTTGACAATCAAGTTCAACAGATGACTCTTGATCGTATGAACACAGCTCCTAAGCAGGATGTCGAACAGCAAACTCTCATGTCTCAAGAAGATATTGAAAAGTCTAAAAGAATTTATTTGAAACCATTTAAGTCTATTGGAAGCAAAGAGAAGTTTAACGAAGATTATAGAAAATATTATAATTTCAGCATGGAACAGGTTCAATTTATCGCAGAGAACAAAGAAATTATTGGTGAAACATGCGAGTTCTGGACTAAGCCTTTTGCTGGAATGCCTGCAGAATTCTGGAAAGTTCCGACCAATAAACCTGTTTGGGGGCCAAGACATGTTGCTGAAAGATTAACTGGATGCAAATATCACCGTTTGAAAATGGAAAATACAACAACTGGTGCTGATGGTCATGGTCAATATTATGGATCTATGGCTGTTGATAGTACAATTCAGCGGCTCGATGCTATTCCTGTTAATGAAAGAAAATCAATCTTTATGGGAGCCAGAAGCTTCTAATGAACTTTCTATCTGATGTAATTACATATGTCCGCCGTATTATAAAGAGCCCTAGCAATAGTTCTATAAGCGATAATTTGATTATAGACTATATAAACAGGTTTTACATCAATGATGTTGATGCTGAAATGCAAGTCTTTGATTTAAAAACAAAGTATCAGTTTCAGACATCTCCTGGAGTTGATCAGTATAATATGCCTTTATACAGTTTTCAGTCTGAAACTCCAGGTTCTCCTGGATCTCCTGATATAGGCATGTATCCAGTTTATCAAGGATTTTTATCTCCTGCATATATAAACGGCGTTCAAGTTCAATTACAGACTCAGAAAACCCCATTCTTCAACATGTTTCCCAATATTGTTCAGAATCAACAAGTGGTTGCCGTTGGAGATGGGGGAGCAACATATAGTTTTCAGTTGCCTATCCTTGGAAACACAACGCCAGTTAACATTCCAGTTCAAGCAATACTACGGGGACATGTTGATATATCAGGTATTATTGCTAGGGGAGTAAATCAAGATCCTCCATTGGTTTCTACATTAGATTTAACAATTCCAGTTACAAGCGCTCTAGCTTCATTTTTTATAACATCTAGCGATGCAACAGGAAAGAATGTCGTAGTTACTGACAGTGGTCAGTTTATTACAAATAATGTAAATCAAGGTCTTTTAATGTCACCAGGAAATGCTCCATTTGGAAACACAGCTCTTCCTGGAGGATATTTAAGTTCATTTGCAATTACAGGTGTAACTCAAGCAAATCCCGCTGTTATTAATTCAACAACTACATTCGTTATTGGACAATCGGTCACTATAACGGGTATATCTGGTATGACAGAACTTAATGGAAACACTTATGAAGTTGTGGGAGTATCTCCAACCACTGTAACAATTGATGTTGATTCGACTTTATTTACTCCATATGTATCCGGAGGGTTTCTTTCTAGCGCTTCAAACTTGGTTAATTACCTTACAGGCGATGTTGAACTTACATTTCCTGTTCCTATACCAGACGGAGTTAACATAAGCGCTCAATGTTATTATTTTCAGACCGGTTTACCTAGGGCTATATTATATTACAATAATACATTGACTCTTCGTAGTCCTCCAGACAGGCAATATTTGGTGGAATTAGATGCATACTTAAGCCCAGCGGCTTTTTTTAACACATCTAATGCGCTTCAATTTGGTTACATGGCTGAATACATAGCAAGAGGTGCCGCGCGTAAGATTCTTTTGGATACTGGAGATGTAGATCAATTCAATTTCTACGAGCCCGAATTTAATAGGCAAAGAAACCTAGTATGGAAGAGAAGCCAACGCCAATGGACAAATAATCGTACAGAAACAATCTATAGCCAAGGTTCCGGAAGATACGGATACGGAAATAACAATGGAGCGGTACTATGACTATTAATTATAATTTAGATATTCCAGATGGTCCTCATAATCCTTCTGTTGATCAACCAATGATGAAGGTTAATACCAACGCTATACAAACACTTGTTTCTGTTGATCATTATGGTTTTAATGCAGCTAGCGGAACGCCTGGAGGTTATCATAAGGTTATTCATCAACTTGATCAGGCAACAGATCCTACTACCATTGCAAGTACAAATCAATTGTACGCAAAAGTAGCTACAATTCCCGCTGCACTTCAATTATTTTCAAAAAATGCAGCCGGAACAGTTTTTCAAATGACAGGATCATTAAGAAGTCAAACCGGTTGGGGATGGATGGCTGGAGTTCTTCATCAATGGGGTATATCTACTACTTCATCAGGTACTATTCTGCTTCCGGTAACTTTTCCAACTGCTTTTTTAACTGTTACTGCTACATCGGGATATAACGGTCCTGGAAATGTTCCAGCGGCCTTTCAGACAATATTTGTAGATTACAATTCACTAACTACATCGTCTTTTAATATTACCGTAGTAGGTACTGCTGGTCCGACTCCAAAATTCTTTTGGCATGCAATAGGATACTAGAATGGTAGAAAAAATAGTCGTTGGTCCGATCAATAAGGGTCTCAAAAACGATAGAACAGCATTTAATATCGACAACGATTCGTTTCCAACTCTTATCAACGCTTATCAATGGCGTGGAAGAGTAAAAAGAAAGCGAGGGACTGATTTGTTAGGTCGGTTACAGCGTTTTTTTAATTCAACATCTACAGCGTATTCTACAACTTCAACTTTCGCTCTTTCATCCGGTTTAGGAAATCTTCTAGTTAATTCTTCATGGACACTTCAACAAAATGGAAACATCGTTCCTGGTAGTGTGACAATAATAAATACGACTGTTGCTCAAACTTACACGGATAATTCATTGGGTGTTTTAACAGGAACTCTTGGGGGATCTGGAACAATCAATTATGCAAGCGGTACTTTTACAATTACAGGTGGCGCAGGAAACTCTGTTAGTGCTTCATTTAGATATTATCCAGATTTACCTGTTATGGGCCTTGAAGACTTTGTAGATCCTTCTAGTGCTTATCCTTTCACTTTAGCTTTTGACACAAAGTACTCTTACAATATCAACGTTACGACTCCATACGATATCTTTGATGTTAGCTTCTACAAGAATCCTGCATCTTCAGGAACATATATTCAAAAAACGACATGGACTCCTACCACGTGGAACGGTGAAGATTATCAGCAGTTTTGGACAACGAATTATCAAGGAGCTCTTTGGGCTACCAATGGAATCAATGTTCCTTTTGATATAACACACATTGGAATGCAATTTGCATTGCCTAGCGCTGTAACATGGTTAACAGCAACAACAGTTCAGTTTACTATTGCTGGATCTCCTTTGGTCATTGGAGACTTTGTGTTTGTCAATGAGGTGGTTTCGGGTACTGCTGGAGCTGCTGCTACACTTAATTTTCAGAGCGGATATGTAACAGCGGCTGCATCTCCAAACTTCACGGTTACTTTTCCTAATGCAAATATTACCAATGCTGTTTATACCGCTGGAATGGTTCAATATTTGACCAATAGATCCGATACTACGGTTGATTGCATTCGATGGTTCGATGGGTTTCCAGTTGATAATTCCACTACCCCAGTATTCCAAACAGGTAAAGGGTGGGTTAATTTCATGCCTCCTCTGTCTCAAGCTGCGTTTTCTATAGCAGATCTTCCAGCAGCTCAATATTATCTTGTTGGCGCTCGTATGATAATTCCATTTAAGGATAGGCTGCTATTCATAGGCCCTGTCGTTCAGACATCGGTAGCTGGAAGTCAGAAGTATTTGCAGGATACTGTTATCTATAGCCAGAATGGTACGCCTTATTATACTGCATCTTTTAATACAGACCCGTCACTGGCAACGACAGTTTTTCATGAAATACTTGTCCCTGTAAATCAAACTGCAACTGCAACAGCTTATTGGGAAGATCAAACAGGTTTTGGTGGATTTCAAACAGCAGGTATTGATCAGCCTATTCTTTCAACATCGACTAATGAAGATGTGCTTATATTTGGGTTTCCAACGACTCAAGTTCGTTTCATTTACACAGGTAATGATGTAGTTCCTTTCAATTTCTTTACCATAAATTCCGAGTTGGGAACAGGAAGTACATTTAGTACTATCAATCTTGATAAAGGTGTTATGACACGTGGCGAGCGAGGTTTCATAATATGTAGCCAAGTTGAAGCTCGTCGTTTTGATCTTGAGATACCTGATGAAGTATTTGAAATAAGTTTGATAAATAATGGTGCTGAGCGTGTTTGCGCTCAACGTGATTTCGTCAATGAATGGGTTTATTTTACATACCCAGTAAATACTGTAGCATGGAAGTTTCCTAATCAGACTCTACAATACAACTACAGAGATGATTCATGGGCTATATTTACTGAATGTTATACAACTTATGGTTCTTTTAGAAAAGTTACTGGGTATACATGGGCTACAATAGGCGATGTTTACCCTCGTTGGGATTCTTGGAATGCTCCATGGAATTCAGGAACATCAACACTTCTTCAGCCTGAAGTAATTGCAGGGAATCAACAAGGATTTGTTATTTTAAGGGGAGAGGGGACGGGAGAGGAAGCTTCTTTGACAATTAACAATATTTCTTTTGCTGCAACGATCACAGGAATTACAAATGCTCTTAATGCTGTTATCGCAGCGGCAAACACATTTATAGTGGGTCAACAGTTATTAATTAGCGGAGTAGCTGGCATGACACAGATCAACGGATTAACAGCTACAATTATTGCCGTTACACCAACCACAATCACTACCAATATCGACTCTACATTATTTGGTGTATATGTTTCAGGAGGTATTGCAACCCCATTAGGTGTAATCTATTCTCCAAATCACGGGTTGAATAATAACGATTACATCATTATCAAGGACGCAATAGGAACTATCAGCACGCAAGTTAACGATAAAATATTCTCTGTTGCAAATGCTACCACAGATACATTTGACCTAAATCCAACGCTTACATCAGGAACGTACTTAGGTCTTGGAGTTATTGTACGAATGTTTGTTCCTTATATTCAAACCAAGCAGTTTCCAGCGGCATGGGGTATGGCTAAAAAGACTCGTATAGGCGTTCAGAGATATCTTTTGACAAAGACAGATACAGCTCAGATTACTCTATTGATATTCTTAAGCCAGAATAATCAAAGTCCGTATAACGAAGGTCCAATTGTCCCAACTCCAAGATCTTTGAATGATTCTTTGATTTATAGTACAGTGTTGTATACATGCCCTGAGAGCACAAACTTAGGTCTGACACCGGCAAATATCAACTTAAACATGGTAACAGCAACTCAGCAATCACAAATATGGCATAGAATTAACACATCACTCATTGGGGACACAGTTCAGATTGGTTTTACACTTAATGATGCTCAAATGAGAGAGCTTGATGAAGAAGGACAACCTATTAGTCAATTTGATGAGATAGAGCTTCATGGAATGATAATTGAGGTCTCGCCGTCCATGGAATTAGCGTAATGAATAATCAACCAAACCAAGTATCATTCCTTAGAACAACAAGGAAATTTCCTCATGAAGTCGAACAATTGGCAATCGAGGTTGATCGTGCTTACGTTGATATTGCTAATTGTGCTAATAGCCGTATTGCAGGGATATTTCCCGTTAATAGAAGTTGTCAAGATGGTGAAAGCTGGTTTGTTACAAAGAATCTAAGGCAAGAGGGCTTGAGACAAGTTTATACCTTTACCGGTGTTCCAGTGACAATACCGCATGGATTAACCTTAAACCGAGTTGAAAGATTTACTAGACTTTGGGGAACTTATACAGATGGTACTAATTGGTATGGCATATTGGGTGCTTCGAACGTTGCGATTGCTGGACAAGTTACCTTTTATATTGATGCTACTAATATAGTGTTTTTAACTGCAGGATCTCCAGCTGCAACTCGAGGAAATGTAGTACTTGAATGGATCGGAAATCCTTAGTGTGTTAATGTAAAAATAAAATTATAGGTACCATATGACTTCTCTTATCGGACAATCTGGAATGAAAGGGTCTACAGCAACCGGGCAAGCATTGAGAGGTGCTGGTGCGACTGGAAATAAGGTTCCTAAGGGTTACAGCCAAGGTCAAATGCAGCAGTTTACGCCTGAACAGATGGAACTATTTCAACAGATGTTTGGTCAAGTTGGTTCTGACAGCTATACCGGAAGACTTGCAGGGGGAGATCAAAGTCAGTTTGATGAAATGGAAGCGCCAGCGTTACGACAATTCAACGAACTCCAAGGGAATATATCATCTAGGTATAGCGGAATGGGCGGTCGTGGAGCTCGTAAGAGCAGTGGTTTCCAGAACGAAATGTCTGCTGCCAGTTCAAATTTTGCACAAGAGTTGCAAGCCAAGCGCCAAGGACTCCAAAGACAGGCTATTCAAGATCTGCGTGGAATGAGCAATGACTTACTTGGTCAAAGACCTTATGATCAGTTTCTTGTTGAAAAACCTCAGAATCAGGCTTCGGGTTGGGGCGCATTAGCTGGCGCTGGGTTAGGAGCTGCTGGAGGATTCTTTGCAGGCGGTGGTTTAGAAGGTGCTTTAAAAGGCGGAAAATTAGGGTATTCAGTTGGGTCATCTTTTTAATAGAGGTTTATCATGGTACAAATTCTTAATACCCCACAACGTAGACCTACTGTTGGACAAAGACTAGCCGGTGGTGTTGGTCGTGGACTTAATCAGGCGTCTGAAATGCTTGAACAGCACGAGATGAAGAAACAACAAGCATCCGCAGATGAACAGTTAGCTCGCGAACATGGTATTAATCTTCGAGGATTCAATCCGGATGAAAGAAAGATTATGCTTCAAGAGGCTCTAAGTGGAAAAAACCAACGTGATTTGGAAAGTTTAAGGCAGCAACGCGAACCAAAGAAAACACAAGCAAGCCAACCCATAGATGCCGAACAGTTAGATAAAATTAAACAAGTTAGAAACAGTCCTGAATATCAAAAAGCCGATCCTTTGAAAAAATATCAATTAATGACTGATTCAGGAATTTCTAAAGAAAATGCTAAGGCCGAATCCGACATTGCTGCTGCTCAAGAAAAACCGTCGATGTTCGAAGATGAAGCTAGTAAATTAGCTGCAAAGTCATCTTCAGAATATAGAGATAAAGTTGTAAGAGAATATGAGGGAGCTGTTTCATCAGATCTTCGTATCGATAAGATGATGAAAAAAGCTGAATCTGGACAACTTTCTACACCTCTAATGGTAAAAACTTTAGAGTTTGCAGGATTACCATTATCGATTTTAAAAAATCCAACTACCGAAGAATATGCAAAATTAGAAAATGATTATGTAAGAGATGTTACTTCTATATTTCCAGGTGCAATTAAAAATTTTGAAATTGAATCATATCTTAAGACTATTCCAGGACTATTAAATTCTGATGAAGGGAAAATTTTGGTTGGTAAAAACGTTAAATTGACAAATCAAGCAAAAATTATTAAATACAAAGCTGCAGAACAAATACTAAAAGAAAACAAAGGCGTTCCTCCTAGGAATTTTGATATGGCGGTTAATGATCGAATCAGAGATCAAATGGAGGATCTTAAAGAGAAATTCATGGAAAACACTCACGAAGCTTTAAATCTAGCTGGTCCTAAAATCACCATGAAAGATTCTGATGGAAATGTCTATGATATACCAAGTTATGATCTTGAAAACGCTATGAACGATGGGTTAATGATTGACAATGAATAATATGGATAATTCTCAAGAAGAAAAATCTAATTTTGATAGAAATAAATATATAAGAAAGATCCAGCCTGAAAAAAAATATTCAGGTCAAAATATAAACGAATCCCAAGAACTATCAACGCAAGAAAATCAAGATTTTCAAGAAAGTAAAGAGCCTTTTGATAAGTCTAAATATAAAAGAAGTTTTCTTTCAAAATATATAGTTCCTGGTCGTCATGTAACTCGAACGGCTTCTAGAATAAGCGAAACGGTTGCTGGATTACCTGGAAACCTTATACAAGGAGCAAAATATATTGGAAGTTTGCTTCCAGATCCTCCAGAATTTCTTAAAAAAGACCCAAACTTTATTCAAAAATATGGAAAAGAAGCTCTAGAACATTTTCCAACTTCTCAAGAAATAAAGAAAGCTTCTGAAGATTATTTTGGTTTATGGACAACAGCTCAAGGTGAAAAAGAAAAACTTGGTGATGAGTTTATAGAAACAGCGACTAATTTAATGATTCCTTTGGGTCAGCAACAGTCTTGGTTAAGATCTACTGCGGCGGCTGGAGGGGGGGTTTTATCTAAACAACTAGCAAAAGAATATGGAGCTCCCGAATGGGCTCAAGAAGCGGTTAAGTTTGCTACAACTCTAGGTATTTCTGTTTTTAATCCTGGTGGAGCACGAGAGTTTTCTAATAATTTATACACTATGGCAGATAGAGCCATTCCTGATCATATAAGTGTTCCGGGTCAAAATGTTGTGAATGAATTATCTAATATGCGTGCTAATTTAGCTAGAGGTGGAGGAGAACACGCAGCCAGCTCTGGTGAAGTTATCAATTGGATTGATAGAGTTTTACAACATATTACGGATAATGGCGGTAGGTTAAATGTAAAAGAAGGTCAATCATTCTTAAGAAATATTAACGAAGCTATGGGAGACCCAGCAAATCTAGAAAGAGCTCGTCAATTATATCCAGTAGTTAATAGATACATAAGAGAAGGAATGCAACAAGTCGAGGGAACTTTTCCGGAATATTGGAATCTTTTAACAAATGCAAATGAGTCACACGGTGCAATTGCTCAAGGTGCACAAATTGGTTACAGAGTTGAAGAAGCTATAAAAAAATCCCCTTTAAAATCTAATCTAGGTGTTCTTATGGCCGCCGCTGCATACAATCCTTTGGCAGCTGTTGGGTATGTGGCAGGAAGGGGATTAGTAGAAGCTGTTGATATTCTTTCACAATTTGCTCGCAGTCCTACATTAAGGCGTTATTATAATGACATGTTTAGGCACGCTCTTAACGATAATAAAACAGCATTGTTAGCTGATGTAAAACGAATCGATAAAGAAGCCTCAAAAGAAGAAGCCAAAGATAAGAAGAAAGAAAAAGGATTAAAAGTTAAATTCGACTTAGAAGAAGAAAAAAAACTTAATCCCAACCGTTAGCTACTTTAACGTACTGGATGATAACCCATCCGAAAAATATCGCTAATAAAATCATTTTCTATTCCTTTCTTCGATAGCGCAAAGTCTTCCATGAAATTCACGAAGTTCTTCTTTAATTTCTCTAATCAATTGTAAAAGATCTCTTCGATCCGCTGCAGCTTCTGTTCTATTGGTAGAAATATCGGCTCTTAACCAAGCAAACATTCCTCCCATAGCTATTAAAAATAGAGAAAATTGTACCCAGTCCATGTTAATCCTTTTCGATCGATTTTAAATTTATTATTGTAGCCTCTAAATTCATCACTTGAATTCGTCCAATCTCTTCTTTAGAGATTCTTAAAGGGGATCTTTTTCCATAACCACCTCTAAAAGCTATTATGCGTTTATTTTTAATAGCATTTCTAATTGTTTGAGGGTGCAGTCCCAAAATTTTAGCAACATCAAAAACTGTATAAAATTCGTTCGTCATATCATCATTGTAAGTCAAAGTTAATCATAAGTAAACCTGAATGAATTATTTGTCGTATTATTTGACAAAGTAAAACTTTTATTACATTGTAAAAAGAAAATTTACAAGGAGTTTCCTATGCCACTAGCATACGGTATCGGTGGGTTAATAAAAGTTCCTCAAGGCGCAGTTACAGGATATGGAGTTCCAGCAGATTCATTTCGTGGAGAACTCGGTCAAGATTATTTCGATTTATCAACATCACCGCCCACGGAGTATGTGTATAATGGCGTTAGTTGGGCAACAGCCGGAGCAAATCCAGCGACTACAACAACTTTTGGTACGGTTGAATTAGCAACATTATCACAATTGCAAAATGGTAATGCGCCTGCAGGAGCTATTGTTCCTTTATCCAATGATGTTGCTACAGTTATTGCTGGTGTTGTTGCAGGTGCAGGTGTTCCGGCAAATACAGCTCAACAAGGATATGTTTTCTTAGAAACTGATGCTAATGCAGTTTTAGGTACTGCTCCTAATCCAAATACAGCTTTACAACCAAGTAACTTGGCAGCAGTTTTTGCAGCTCCTCCAGTAGGCGGTTTTGGTAGTGTTACTCCTAGACCTGTGGCGGCTACAACTTTATCAACTACAGGTGCAGCGACTATCGGTACTACATTAGGTGTTACTGGTGCTACTACTATGGCTGCACTATCAGCAACGTCTGGTGCTTTCAGTACTACTTTATCAGTAACTGGTGCATCTACAATTGCTGCTCTTTCTGCCACATCTGGTACATTCAGTACTACTTTAGGTGTTACTGGAGCTTCAACTTTGGCAGCCCTTAGTGCAACTTCAGGAACATTTAGCACAACTCTTGGTGTTACTGGTGCTTCAACTTTTAGTTCTGGTACTTTCAGTACAACTTTAGGTGTGACTGGTTTAGCATCTTTAACAACTCTTGCTGTTTCTTCTACTTCAACCTTCACAGGATTAGCAACCTTTAATGGCGGTATTACTCTTGGTTCAGGAACATTGACAACAGGTGCTTTAACCGTTGTTGGAACAGCTTTAATTAATAACTCTGGAGGAGCTGCAACAACTATTGGCGGAGCAAGTGCTGGCGCTATTGGTATCGTGGTTGGTTCTGCTGGTAACTTTACCATTTCAACAGCAACAGCCGGTGCAACAATGGCTATTGGTTCTGCAACTCAGACAGGAACAATTACACTTGGTGCTTCTACTGCTGGTCAAATCGTTAATATATCAAATGCTGCTTCAAATACAGGAGCAAATACAGTAAATATCCTTGATGGTGCTACTCCAGGTGCAAACCAAACATTAGCAGTGATGGCGGGTATTACTTCTGGGGCATTTACACAGTCAATACAACTTCTTGGCGGTGCTAATACTCAAGGAACACAAAACTTACAAGTGTTTAACGGAGTTATTGCAGGTGGTGCTGGAACAATAAGTATGTTTAACGGTGCGATTGCTTCAGGAACAGAGACTTTCAATCTATTCAATGGAAATGCTACGGGTGGTACATTAGCTGTAAATATCTTTGGTGATGTGGCTGCTACAACTGCAGGTACGGTCAAGCTTGGTACAGGTGCAGCGGCTCACGTCGTTACTATCGGTTCGGCTACTTCAGGAGCTATCACGATAGCATCAGGAGCAGCATTAGCACTATCCGTTGTAGCAGGTCAAGCATTTACTTTGACAGGTGGAACAACTTCTACAATGGCTATTGGAACAGGACTTACTACAGGAACGATCTTAGTCGGTGGTACGGCTCAAACAGGAACAATTACCATTGGTTCCACATCAGGAGCTAGCCAATCTGTTCTTATTGCTAACGGTGCAGGTGCAACAGGTGTTGTTTCTATTGCTAACGCATCGACAGCAGGAATGACCGTTAATATAGCAACGGCAGCCGGAGCCAATACTGTTACGATCGGGTCAACAAATACGACTTCCACTACAAATATTAAGGCGGGATCTGGAAACGTTAATATTACTGGTAATTTAAACTTTGTAACTTCTGGAAATAAGATCCTTAGTGCGAACGTAGGTACTACGGCTGCTGCTGGTGCCAACTCATTTGGTACAGTAACTCTTGCTGGTGGAACTGCAACCGTAGCGACAACAGCGATTACTAGTAGTTCTATTGTGTTCTTAACAAGACAGACAGTAGGAGCTACAGGTGCAAACCCAATGGGTATGCTGACAAGAGGAACTATCGTTAACGGAACATCTTTTATTATTAATGCTTGGTTAACAGCTGATGCCACAACTCTTTGTGCTACAGATGTTAGCAATATTGGGTGGATGATCGTAAATTAATTTTAAATAATCCGGTTTTCTTCTATAACGGGGGGAAACCGGAGATATATCTATGATAAGACAAAAGACAGTGTTAGAAGTTGAAGAAGGCGATTTTGTAGTTTTAACTGAGTGCTCACCTGATATGCCACTTGGATCATTGTATAATGCGCTTTGTAAGCAAATTCAGTTCGTTATTCAAAGAATTAATGAGCAACAGCCTAAAGAAATACCTAAAGAAGAGCCTAAAATCAAAGTAGAACAAGAATAAGGATTATATGGCATACACACAAAGAATTGCTTGGGAGACTCTTAGAAGTATAGATTCTGCTACATTTACAGGATCTTATCAAAATTTAGGAACTCCTTTGGCTCATCCTGGATACATTGTAAAACTGGTAAATAATTCTACTGTTTTAGTTACTATTTCTATCGATGGAATCAACGACATGGATATAGCTCCTGCAAATTCCTTTTGGCTTTATGATGAAGGTAAAGTTGGTCAAGTTTCTGCTTTTCCAGCTTTGCCTCAAGGAACCCAAATAATGGTTAAGGCAAGTGCCGGAACCGGTTCTGTGTATTTGGTTTCCCAGTATTTAATTGTTACTTAAAAGGTAGGTGGGTTATTAGCCAAGCAGGAATTATAAATGTGGCAGGCGGTGGAGGCGGTGGATCTCCTGTTCAAACGCTTACCGGAGATTCCGGTGGAGCTGTACCACCAACAGCTAACAACATAAACACTCTTGGAAACGATTCCACCGTAAATAATGCCAATGGCATAACTATTATAGGGAATCCTGGTACAAGTACTTTAACTACCACACTGACTAATAGACTACAAGGAACTGGAACAACAGTTGGAGCAACAACTGCCGATCTTGTTACGTTCCCTTTAGGTGCTACTCCTGCAACATACGTAGTCGAAGCTAACTTTGCTGCTTTTGAATCAACAACTCCAGCTGGAGCAGGGTATAGTTTATTCGGTACAGTTAGAACAACAGGAGTTGCTGCTAGTATTGTTGGAACACCAGATAAGATTAATAACGAAAATACAGCTCTAATTCCATCCAATGCAGATTTTGTAGTTTCAGGAAATAATTTAATTCTAAGAGTTACAGGTACAGCGGCGCTTACTATAAACTGGTCCACAGTAGGCTATTATGTGATGGTGACATAATGGCTGGTTTTGATAATGATTGTATGTATGCTGATAATGCGGATTTCACAACTGCTGGGGCAGGAGGCGGATCTGCAACAAATGGATTACAGACTAATGGTCAACTTTGGATTGGTACTACTGCTTTAAATGTCGGTGGAACTCATGTTAATGTCGGATCTATAACATCTCCAAATTCTAGTATTACTTTTGGTTATTCTTCTCCAAATATTACAGCTGTTGTTAATACTGCGGTTTTACCGCCATATTATAGTCTTACCCCTTACATCGTAGGAAAAACGGGTGACACACACGCTCAATTTACTGGAAATGAAGCTATTCAGGCTGCTATTAACCAAGCTGTAACAGATGGTCATAGTCTATCAAATCCAGCAAATATTTATATAAAACCTGGCACATATACACCTGCAAGTACGTTCATTACTCTTCATAACGGAATCAATCTTTATGCTATGGACAACGTGTCTTATTCTGGTCAAGCTCTAGTAAATCTAAACGCTACTTTCAAAATAGCTAGCGGAACCACTTTTGTAGCTGTTAACGGTATAACTGTTTCTGCTCCAGGTAGTTCAGTATTTTTTGATTTCACGGCTATTGATAATTCAACAGTTCAAGTGACGAATTGTTATCTTTACGGTAATAGTTCAGACATCGTTAATTCTATCCTATCAGGATCAATTTCATTTAGTCTAAATAACTGCAATGTTTCAGCTGGTAAATTATTTTCCCTAGCATCTTTTCTTTCAGCTTTAAATATGACTGTAAATGATTCTGTTATCAATGTTCAGTCTACAGCTACGTTATCCGCTACAAACTCAAGCTTTATCTTAATATCTCAAGGATCTGTTATTCTTTCAGGAGATACAGTTTTGGCTACTGCTACAGGAGATGGTCAATTAACGATAAATAATGCCTATTCAAGCATTCTTGATACTTTTAATAGTTCAGGTTCTACTGTACCAGCATCTATATATGTTGCTCGTCAATCTAGTCTTGGAGATGTTTCAGTATTAGGAACAGGAGCAACATTAGGAACATTCGATTCTGTAACATCTCAATATCAGACGATTTCATCTCAATCTAGATACAATCTATATGCAGGTAACCAACAATTAAGTGTGTTAAATAATTTCGTTGCTATGGATACATCAGCTGCAAGGGCTGTGACATTGCCAGCAGCTTCTACTAAAGGATTAACTTTTACAATTAAGGACGTTACAGGTACAGCAGGAACAAACGCGATTACTATTACTGATCCTAATATGTACACAATTGATGGCGCAGCTTCTTTAGTGATTGGAACTAACTACGGTTCGGCCACATTGACTTTCGATGGTACTTCACAATGGTTTATATCTTAAAGGAGATATCATGACGCAATACGGTTACGGATCAGCAGGAGATGTCTTAACTAGTAATGGTTCTGGTGTTCTGCCAAGTTTTCAAGCCGCATCAGGAGGATCGGGAGATTCTTTTTTAGCTATTTTATCAGCTACTCAAACTAATGCAACCGGCGATGCAACAACATTACAGGTTCCTTACGATACAATTGTTATTGATACAGCAAGCGGATTTACCACTGGAGCATCAGCACATTACACATTTCCAACAACTGGAAATTGGTTCATAACTTCAACTATTACTTATAATACAGCTGATGGAACTAGCGGATACATACTTGTAAATGATTTAATAGCTACCTCAAATACCTTTAGAAATATATCTGCTATCATTCCAGCAACAGGAAGTTATTTTACTATTTTATCTACATCTATTGTCGCCGTAACGGCAGGAGATACTTTATTAGTTAACGCTTTGGTTTTAGGTGGAGCTAAAAACGTTTCTGTTCTTGGTTCAGGCGGAAGTCCAGGTATTCAGTTGACTACTATTTCCGGCTATTTTATTAGCGCATAATTTATACTTATTAAGGATAATATAATATGGCAGGTTTCGACAATGATTGCATGTACGCCAATAACGCTGATTTTAGTACTGCTTCCGCGGGCGGTGGATCTGAAACGAATGGATTGCAAACCGATGGACAATTATGGATAGGCAGAACAGCTGTAAATGCAGGTGGTACGCATATTGATGTAAATACTCTAACAGCGGGTGCTGGAGTAACCATAACTAATGGTCCAGGTACAATATCTATTGGATTGACTGGCGGTTCCTCTGCTATTGAAAGAGTTGCTGTTCAAACGGGTACAAGCCCAGTTGTTCCTGCTGGTGGTACAATAACAATCAATGGTGCAGTAGTTGCAGCAGGAACAAACCCTGTAAGAACTGATGGAACTGGTGCTAATACATTGGCTCTTGAAGTTCAAACTTCTCAGGCTTTAGCTGGGGCTGATGCAACAAAAATTGGATTGTCTAATTTTAGTTCAGCAGGATTTGGAGTTGCGGCTACAGGTTTTGTTACACTTGCTGCTTCAGTTCCTCAGCTTTTTACGGCTAATACAGGAACAGCGACACCTTCTTCTAACAACCTAAACGTATTAGGTGGAGGAGGTATACAAACAGCAGGTTCGGGCGCAACTTTGACTATTGCTGTTAGTGGCGGAGGGTTTACTTGGACGGACGTAACAGGATCTACGCAAACCATTGCAGTACAAAATGGTTATTTGACCGACAATGCTGGTAATGTTACCTATACTTTGCCTTCGACAGCATCCATTGGAGATACGTTTATCATCGTTGGTAAATTAGGTCTTACAATAATTACACCAAATGCTAATCAGCAATTACTTATGTCTAGTGCTTCTGGAACTATTGGTGTGACAGGAACCGTAGTTGGAACAAATGTAGGCGATTCTGTTACTTTTGTTTGTACAACTTCTGGAGCATCCACTAAGTGGAGATCTTCTTCTTTTGTTGGAAATTGGACTGTGAATTAAAAAGGATAAAAAATGGCTCAACAGATTCTAAGTACTAATACTTTTACTGTTTCAAAGTTTGTTGTATCTGCCACAGCTACTGAAGGAAACTATACAACTATACAAGCAGCCATAACTGCGGCTTCTAGTGGCGATACGGTTTATATTCGCGATGGAACTTTTACGGAAAATTTGACTTTAAAAGATGGAGTAAATTTAAGTTCGTTACCTTCTAGTAGTTCTTTGAATGGTACAGCTAAAACTATAATCTCTGGCACATGTACTATGACTACAGCTGGATCTGTAACAATTTCAGGGATACAACTTCAGACTAATTCAGCTGCCTTATTGGCCATAACAGGATCAGCAGCTTCGGTTGTAAATCTTGAAAATTGTTATTTAAATATGACGAATAGTTCAGGAATAACTTTATCATCATCTGATGCTACATCAGCTATAAATATTAACAAGTGTTCCGGTAACGTTGGTACAACAGGAATTAAGATATTTGCTCATACAGGCGCAGGTTCTTTAAATTCTCAATTTTGGGTAATGGCAAATAGTGGTGCAAGTACTACTGCAAGTACAATTACTTCAGGGACTTTAAATACCGGTTGGTCCGTTTTTGCATCGCCAATTACAGGATCATCCACAGCAACAATTTTAGGTTTTTTTACTCAGTATAATACTGCGGCACAAAATGTTATTCCTTTAATTGCAGGCGGTACAGCTCTTACCTTAAATAAATGCGATTTAGTTGGTGGAACAGCACAGGCGTTAACAGTAACCACAGCTGGCGGAACGGTAACAGATTGTACAATTACTAGTAGTAATACGAACGCCATCGATGGTGCAGGTACGATCAATTATACTAATTTGGCATTCAATTCTACAAGTCAGAAGATCAGTACAACTACTCAAGCTGGTGGAACAATCAAAGGCGGCCAGACTCAAGCTCCTTCCGCAGGTTTCCTTGGAGAACAAATTAGATCTGCCGTTGCAACAATTTCAATGAGTACTACAGGAACAGTAAACAATATTACCAGTATCTCTTTAACAGCAGGTATTTGGGATGTTTCAGGAAATGCAGAATGCGTTTTTAGTGTTGGCACTTCTGTTGCTTGGGGAGTTTCCGTTAACACAACTTCTGCAACTAATGGTACTGCCGGTGATAATTTTATGCAAACAACTATTGCTTTAAATACTCGATTAGCGATCACTATACCTCAATACCGTATTACCCTAGCGGCTCCAGCTACAGTATATTTAGTTGGACAAGCACAATTTAGTGGAGGCGGATCTACCGCTAATGCCAATGGTAGAATAACAGCTACTCGAGTTGGATGATTATTGAATATCTGGAAAACGCCATTCATCAATAGCTATGAAAAATCCATCAAAATAAACATATAGATTTCCTTTTTTATCCAGATATACCGTAGCTTCATAACAATCTGTACATAAATATTCTTTTTTTTCTTCATGTTTTTCTAGAGAAAAAAGACTGCATGATATACAACATAGTAATATAATAAATTTCATTTAAACCTCGTTTACAGGTACTCTACAATGCCACTTAAAAAAGGTTCAAGTAAAAAAGTAATTAGTGAGAATATCAAAACTGAAATGCATGTAGGAAAACCGCAAGCCCAATCAGTGGCAATAGCAATGAATAAAGCTGGAAAAGCAAAGAAGAAAAAATAATGGACAAGAAAATAAATAAAATCCTATCTAAAGAAAAAGGCGCAGTCAAAGAAACGAAAGAGCTGATAAATATGGATAAGAAACAAGATTTAAAAATAAGTAAAATGAAAAAAAATAAATGTTAATTATTATTTTTGTGAATCCTTTGATGTTCTTCACTTGTTGTAAGCATTAAATTTTCGATACGATTATCTTTTGGATTTTCATTTATATGATGTACATGTTCTGTAGATTTAAGTTTTCGACCAATATGATTTTCCATGATATATCGATGAACATAGTATCTTATACCGTCTTTTTGAAATCTTAAATATTCATTATTTTTTCTTGGGACAGTTCTTGTTTTTTTGAAGTTTTTCTTTCTTTCACAGCATTTTTTTATTGTAGCTTTAGTGGATTCATGATTTTTACTAAACCATTTTGCTTTACAAGAACGACAACAAAATTTACCCCATCCTTTTCGAATAAAACACTCAAATACAAAAAATTGTTTTTGACATTCCAAACAGTTTACATTAATGTTTTTACTTAAATTCATATATTATGAATATATCATGTAAATGGATTTATGCAAGATAAAAAATTATATAAAATGAAGAAAGGTAAGTGCTAATGAAAAAGAAACTAGAACATAAAGAAGTTATGAAAGAGAAAATGAAAGAGAAAAGCCCTTCGCCTCTTGAAAAAATGGGTAAAGACAAGGTTGCTACTGCAGGAAAAAAGAGATGATGCGAAAACTGTCTTATTTGACACTTTTATGTACGATATTTTGTACTTCTTGCACAATTTCTATGAGCAATATAAGTACAAAAGGCCAAGCCAGTGATGTAATTGATGAAAACCAAGATGCATCACCCACGGTTAGTCCAGACATCTCAATTCCCGCTGTAGGATTATAGCTTGTGTCATGTGCCAATTTTTAACATTTTTGTTACTAATTGGCGATCGACAAAGATGAATTTTCAGACGGTTAATTTTTGTAACCGTCTGAATAATTTATTTCGTTTCAGCCAATATCTGTTTAAGAAAATTCTTTCCGATTTCATATGCCTTAAAACAACCTTCTTGACATGGTATTACCTTGGTTGGAATGTTGAAAATTTTGGAGAAGAAAAAGAGCATATATTATCTTCGTAAAACCGTCGACATGATTCTACTATTTTCTCAATATATGGAGGATCAGGAAAGATTTTTATCATTGCTGTTGGTTCTTTATAGTCAGGCATATAACTGAAATAAATGCATTCTTCAGCACCAGTTATCCAAAGTTGCCATTGAACTTGAGACATATAATAAGGTTTAAGGCCTCCAGATAGTGCAAGGTTGTGAGTATCCATGTTAGGGCACTTAATTTCGCATATAACGTTATGTAGATAACAATAACCATCTAAGCTGGCCATTGCCCAAGGTTCAACATCATGAACAACTACAACAGGCTTAAAATCAATCTGAGTTATATCAATCAATGTTTGTCTAGCAATAGGCTCTAAGTCTTGCCCACGCTTCATGCGTGCGTTTTGAACTATAGGAGGTAGCATTCCCATCTTTTCTTCCCATAATTGCGGGGCAGTTTTCCATGAATTAATTCCCAAAATGGCTGAGACATCTGTAGCCGTAATGTGGGACTCTCGGAATTTAAGCCATTCATCAGATCCCTGTTCTAAATCAATTATTTTCAACTTTCACTGCTCCTTTCATAAAGGAATATCTATGCCTTTCTTGTTCTATTTCAAGAATATGAATAAAATCTGAAATAACAACGAATTTATCAATCTTTCCTATAGCAACAATCTTTCCTATTTCATGTAAGTGATTATCGATTATTTCTGCATAATTCATGCTAAACCGCCTTATTATCTGAATTTTCCGCATTATTGACCGCCTTAACGTTCTTCTCTAAGTTCCTTTGAATTCCATTTAGAAGAACAGAGAATGATACCTCGGGAATGTCTTCAAATTTATCCTCTTCCACGCCATATTTATCTTTGAGCCAGGTCCACATATTTGTACGACATTCTTTATCGACGATTAGAAAGTCTTGTTGAAGTTTCAACGCTTGATCGGCAGATATTTTTGGTAATTCATTATCCGTTAATTTAGGTGTATCTGTATGTAAAATCTCCGAATTTTTCTGAGCAACCGTAGGACTTTTATTCGGTGTTGTGATTGTAACATCTTCGCAGTCGGCTTGTTCAAGTCTATCAACTTCCTTAGATTCTTTGACCTCGCCTTCAATATAGCATTGTCCAATTACGTCAGGAAACAATCTACGACCGAGCCTACTCATACATCGATTGTAAAGCATGTCACCTGGATACTTTTTCCATGTGTTTGATCCCCAGAGACCCGCTTTTTCTGCGTCTTGCTTAGTGAATGAAACTTCAAAGGAATCACCATCAGTTCTAGTGCCTTTTAAAGTGCAGCATTCGTCGTCAGACCGGATAACTTTAATGCTATGACCTGAGCGTCGAATTAGACCATTCATGAGTCTAGCGCTGACCTCTATCTTTCCTTGAATATTCCATATTCCACCATTTAACGCCTGGCATGGACCAACACCCAATTCTTTAGCGGCTAGCAATATCATCATGATTTTAGCTTCACCACCGACAGTTCCATACATTCCCGAAGCATGAGCTGTCCTTGCAATCAAAGAAACCGACTGCAATTCCAATTGCGATGGGAAATTGTTATTTATTGTAGCTAATTCGTTGCTCATTGTTATTCCTCTCTAAATTTTAAAACTTTTACTATGTTGTTATATTCTTCTATATTAGCGTCTTTGATTCTATCCAATGTAAATTGCAAATCAGCAAACAAAGCACCGCAACAGTATTCATAAGCATGTCCAGGAAACGTTTGTTTGGCTGAATCAAGAATCTTATTCATGTGGTTCGACAAGTCCATAAAACCTCTTGAGTATATTTAAATTTTTAGTATATTGAGAATGTAACATGAAGTTAATTTGCATAGCGTTCATATTACTCCTATATTTGTTTTTTTTCTCGGTTACCCCTGGAGTTGTTTCCAGGGGTATTTCATTCACAGCCCAGAAGTCATGTAGAGATATTCGCTATCATACATAAACTGCAAATGTTCAATATACTCATCGACTTTATAAGATACAGAAAGATCGTTTACTTTAAATTCTTCAAGATCTTCTGTTTGTTTTAAGAATTCCATAAAAGATTCGTGATGCCTTTCATCTAAGAAAAGATTCAAGTAATCATCTAAAGACATTTGATAATAGCTATTCGATTTTCCCACGGTGGTAGACATGGTTTTTCTCCTTTTTTGTCATTACAACAAAACCAGGAAAACTCCTAGTTGTTGATTGTTAATTACTTTTATTCATTACATCGCCAGCTCATCTGCTCGTTTCTTTCGTCCGAGTCACCAGAGAGACACTTGCTTTGATGAACCAACTATATCAAAAACACGCATTTAAATACAATAGAAAAAATACGTTTTCATAAAATAACGATAATGGTATGTTTCAAGAAAAAGGAGATTTCACATGAAGTTATATGACTATTTAAACAAGAACCTCATTACAAAAAAAGAATTTGCTAAGAAGGTAGGATGCGCCTACAACTACCTGTGCGAGATAGTTAGAGAAGAAAAAACACCTAGTATCAAGCTTATAAAAGCTATTAGCAAGTACACTGGCGGCGTTGTTTCAGTAAACGACCTACTTGACCAAAAGAACGTAGGAAACCAGAAGAAACAAAAGAAAGTGCGCTGCAATAGTAACGTAAGTGCTAATTCTCAAAACCTGATCACTCCTCATTGCAAAAAGCAAATCGTCCCAAATCTCTCTCATAGTAAACCTCTTGAAATTTCTTTATCTATTAATGGTAAAGTTCTATTCACTAAACAGCTCCATGGATATTACCAAGATGGAAAACAAGGTTACGATTATTGTGATGAGTACTTGAAAGTGAAGTGCAGGATTACTCCCGAAAACAAAAAGAAAATCAACGAAATCTTGGAACATGGAATACCGCTTGTTGATGCTCACAATGATACACCAGACTGATTTTGTCAATATTTTTAAATTATTATTGTTAATAATTATTAATTAATTTAGAAGATAGGGGCCCTCCTACCACAGATTGCCCCTTACGATAATGAATAAAATGCCAGAAAAGCAAATTTAAACAACATCGAGCACGACAATATACATATGCTCGAGGTAAAAAACAATATTTATCGAGAAAGTATGTCTGATTATTTAAATTTCCCTCCTTGTTTTTTCTTCAAAATAGCCCTTAAAAACTGTCCTGAATGCGCTTTTCTTTACAAAGAATTGTGGAATTATTTCGATAAAGAGTTAACCAATTCAATACTAAAAAGATTGATTCCTGAGGTATTCTCTATGTCTAAAACTATATTCAGAAACAAGCTAGTAAAGCTTAAGCATCAAGGTCTTTTAGATTTCAAAGTCTACAAAAAAAGCTTCATTATCGATCTTGTGCCTTTTGATGAAAGAAGAAAAACATGATATGCCCATATTGCAAAGATATATTCCAAATCATGGGACATCCAGCGCAATTACTTATAAACCGCGCTTGCCACGCTTTTGATAAAGGGCAAAACGTAACCTATGATTCAAAGGACAATTATTGTGATGGCTGCCTCAAATATCTCGAACGGAAAGGCTACTTGGTTTCAACCGAAACAGGGCATAGCAAGATTAGCTATTCACTTAACACAAACACCACTGTTTATTGCGATCCAGGATATTATTGCTGGTGTCATTTACATAGTGACGAGAATCATGTGTTGGGATAATGTTCTGAAAGTGAAAAGCCCGGCTCTAACCGGGCTTTTTATGACATATGCGAAGATAGGCTTCGCTATTCCAGGATGCAGTAATAATCCCAGAATAGCACAGCCTCGCAGTTTTTTTCAACTGCCATCTTCGTTAAAATCAATAGTTAACGGAGTTATTCATGTCTAAAATCCCTTATTCTTTCGAAATGCCTCCTCCCCGATATTTCCGCGATCATGGATGGTTTCAATGCGACAATACTTTTAAATTCGTCTCCTGGGGATTCTCTAGATGTTCGAATGAAAAAAGAGAAATCATGTTTGATGGAAGGAATATAATATTGTTTCCGTTCCAGTTTATATTTGGGAGGCTAATTTGCTCAACTGAAACAAATATGTCTGAGCGAGAAGTACGTACGCAGGCTAAACGCATGGAGGATTCTGGTTTCCTCAAAAAAGCGACCAACAAAACGCCCAATAGATTTACGATCTATGAATGGGTGTTAGATGGTTTTATTAAATCTAAAGACCAAGTAAAAGACCAACAATCGACCAAGTACCGACCAAGTACCGACCACAATCAAGATAACAAGATTATAAGATCTATAGATAATACAACCCCAACCCCTTTGCCGGTTGTTGCTGTTTTTTCTTGTCTTGAGAAAATTAATGATCCTTCAGTCAAGCAAGCCGACAAAGTTAGCATCACAAGAAAATATCACGACAAGGAGCAGATAGTCATCGATGCAGTCGCTATCGTTACTGCTTCAGATTTCGTTCCTGAGGAAACAATACTAAAAGCTTTATGGGGGATGTGCAAAATTCAAGCTAAGCCCAAGGAACCAAAAGAGAATGTTGTTCAAAAAAACAGGGAATATGCAAAAAAAGCTAAAGAAAAATATAAAGGACCTTACGGTTTTGAAAAACTTAACAGCGGTTTTGAAATAATGAAAGGTGTTAATGCTGCATCCGAGATCATAAAATGGGATGAATCTCATGAAAACTTTAAAAATAAAGTTAACAAAATATTAAAACTATAGGAATGTATGAAATTTTTAAAAAGCCAATTCGATATATTTAATCTTAAAGAGCTTAAATCACTTTCTTTTACTCCTAATGACGAAATTCATTTTAAATTTTATGATGATTTTGAATCTCAAGGATCGTTTTATTTTAGACCAGAGTTTTTTGAATTAGACCCTGAATGTAACTTTTCGAAATATGTTTTTATAAAATTCACGCGATTTATCAAAGATGAAGAAAAAATAATTTTTGACATTCAAGAAATTGTTGAAGATTTTAAATCATTTTTAGAAATGGAAAATGAAAACAAACCTGAAGCTTAAGGAGTTAGGATGATAAATATAATTCATAGGCATTCACATGATGTTCTTAGAGATCAGGTCGATGAATTGGTTAAGGAAGTTATTTATCTTAAACTAGTTAGAGAGTGTTACCAAAAATCTATTGACCATTGCGGATGCAAAACAACAAAAGCCAAAATAGAAAGAGATTTTGAAAAACTTATGGAGGCCTATGACACGACAAGAGCAAATTAACGAACTGTTCGAAGAAATCGTACAGTTGATAAAATTCGTAGAAGAAACAAAAGAGGTTGAAAATGAATGAGTTACTAGTTTATATAAAGAATATTTCTGATGAATTGCTAGTCATGGCTGACACCCTTGACTGCGATGGCCTTTCCATGGAAGTTGATGCTTTAACCTCAATGGCAGATGGTCTAAAAGAAAAGGTTAAGTATTATCAAGGGTTTGCGTATAAGGAAGATAAGAAAGAAGTCAGGTACTTTTTCACTGAAATGACCGATGACGAATACAGAGAGTTTGTAAACTATACAGGAATGTGTAAACATAAATTTAAACCAGTAAAAGCAAAATAATAAAAGGTTAACAATGAACAACTTCGAATTCTTAAGTTATAAACAATACAGCAGAGACCAGAGCGATCCTAAGTTGAAGTATAACCCTCATGCATCTGCTACAGTTCGTATTGACCGACGCTTTGTAATTACCATGGTTTTTCAGTCTTTCGGAGAAGCCGAGCCTTTTTGGCAAGAAGTAGCCATGGGTGTTGGAGAAGTTGGCAAGGAGAAGAAAACTTACCTAAAAGGGTGCCTTCTCGATAGCCAATACGAAAAAGATCAGCTGGTTCAATTCATCAAGGAAAATGTTGAAAAGTACAAAGCAAACAGTAGTGCCATAACTCAAGCAGTTGCCTCAATTGCCCAAACTGGCGGAGGGGTCGCGTTTGACGAGCCGGTTCCGTTTTAAGGATTTGGTTTTGAATTCTAATGGGTCGCCAATGTGTCTAATTTCGTCTACAACGAAATATAAAACAAAAAACATATCTAAGGCTGGAAAACGAAAAAAAGAGCCCAAAATCGAAATAAAGATGGAATTTAAGCGTTCTGTCAGTATTGGACGAGTAGAAATTGAAGGACCACTTGTCACGGTTAGCGAAGGTAATTGCTTCGAGCCGTGGCAAAAAAAAGCAGCTAGGCATAAAGAACAACACAGTCAAATAGCAATCTACCTACTCAACTGCCAAATACAAATGCCATGTGTCGTAACGTTAACGCGTTATGGGATCAAAGAGCTTGATGCGCATGACAATTTACGTTCCGCTTTCAAATATATTGTTGATAAAATTGCCGAAATATTAACCGGTAAGAAAAATGGAAAAGGGGACAGCGATCAAAGAATTACTTGGCGTTATGATCAAGTTAAAAGTAAAACAAAGGGAATAAAGATTGTTTTTGAATTTTAAACTATCCGGAAATCCCGGACAGTTCGTTTCTGCATATCATGCGCTTCAAGAATTCTAATTCTTCTCTCATTTCTTTAAGTTGCCTTTCTTGGAAGTTTGAACGTGCGTAAAGCCCTTTTCTTACGCGACTTACGGTTTCATCAAGTCTCATGAGCTTGTGCTGCGTTATCATAGTGTCCTCGTCCGAGAAAAAATCCAACTGAAGCGTTTTGCAACAACTCATTGATCATTCTCCAGATCTACGAAATCTTCAATCAAATCTATAATCATAGCCCCTTTCTTAACTTCATTTCTCTTGCAAATACAGCTAAACTCTATATCCAAATCTTTTGGTATCTTAACAGTCATAGAATGACTTTCTTTACTGATCTTTGAATTTTTATCTTTCTTCATAAAAGCCTTTGTGATAATATAACTTTCAAAGTTATAACACAAAAAACATTTTAGGTCAATAATGATTTACTACTTGCACATCAAGGGAACCGAGGACGTTTTAGACATAAACGGTAAGTGGATTTTTAAATCTATAGACGATATACAAATTTTTTTTTCAAAAGTCATTCCAGATAATGCCACACTAAAAATTGAAAAGAAAAGATGGGTCACAAATGAAGAAGGCATTGAAGTCGAAGAAACATACATTAAATCTAAAAAAATAGCTGGTAACGAACTTATCTGCTGGCTTGACGAATGCATGAATCTTATTAAGATAAATGAAAAAATTATTCCAAATTATGTCGATATTTTTCCTGCTGAGATCTATGATTTTAAGGAAAAAAGGTTATTGAATGAGCCAGCCAATTAGATCACAAGCACAGAGCCCAATACCACGAGCATGGTCTAATTCAGCTCCTTTGCCCTCTATTAAAGAAAAACCCATCTGTCAACGATGTCAAATGGAAGTGATTCAAGAGATTATTAAACTTAATTTTAATGGGAATTCTCATGATTTCTGTTCTAGGACATGTCTAAAGATTTGGATATGGAAGGTGATTAAATGACTTTTGATCCAGAAATGGCATTATTTATTTTCTTTTCTCTAGGTTTTTTAGTAGGTTTTATTTTTGCGATGATTGTATCGCATATTATGAGTAATTAAGGGGATGTAATTCAGTAGGTAGAGAGGCGATGAGCGCGGTCGGCTATCCGGTCTGGTGCGTTTTCATGCAGTTTCGTTGGTTCAAGTCCAACCATCCCCAATTTTTAGAGGGTGTATCTCAATTAGAGAGGCGGTGTTACCTCGAAAGAGGGCTATGCAGGTTGTAAGTTCAAGTCTTACCATCCTCAACTTCACAAAAAGATAATAGAAGCGTGAAATTATGGCAGTTCATGAATTTGAATGTATAGATTGTAAGACTATTGAGGAGACTAATATTCCTTTCAAAGAAGGACAGGTTCCAAATTGTTTTAAATGCAACAAACCCATGAAAAAGATGATCAGTTTGCCTGCTGGAGTACATTTCAAAGGTTCTGGATTCTATGAAACTGATTATAAGTGGAAATGATCTATGGATAATCAAAGACTAGTCTACATTGGTGCTATCATTGCACTTGACTCTATTGAGAATGCTGACTTCATTGTTTCTGCTACTGTTGTGTGCGGTGCTGGAGGCAAGTGGAGAGGAATTGTTAAGAAGGATATGTTCCAAGTAGGCGACAAATGCATTGTCTACCTTCCGGATTCTATCATTCCTAAGTCTGATGAAATGAAATTCATGGAGTCTAGCAATTGGCGTGTCATCATGCGTAGATTCCGAGGTGCCCCTTCGGAAGTTGTCATTATGCCATGTCCACATGATTTTATTGTTGGCACTGATTTAACTGAACTATTAGGAATTACCAAATACTTCAAACCCATGCCTGCTATGCTTAATGGCGAAGCTAAAGGATATTTCCCTCAGTTTATTCCTAAGACCGATGAGCTAAATTATCAACGTGAAGATAGTGGCATCAATGAACTGGTAAGAAAACCTTACTACATCACCATAAAATATGACGGGTCTTCAACCACTGCATATAGATACAAAGGGGAGTTTGGCATCTGTAGCCGTAACCTTGAATTGATACGCAACGAAGAGAATGGTTATTGGAAAGTCGCTCTTAAGTACGATTTAGAGAATAAATTGCCTGATGGTTATGCACTTCAATGGGAAACTTGCGGTCCTGGTATTCAGTCTAATCCAATGGGATTGAAAGAGATCGATGGATTTGCTTTTAGTGGTTATTACATACCTGAGCATCGTTATCTTGAGATGCAAGAATTTCTTCATTTGCTTTCAGATCTACAATTTCCAATGGCGCATTGGTTTGAGTCTGGGGATTGTTTTGAAAACAAAGATTTAGACCTCCAGAGCGATGTTAAGTATCCTAACAATAAACCTGCCGAAGGCATAGTCATACGATCTCAGAAGAACTTTGGTGGGAAGCCAATTAGCTTTAAAGTTATCAATTTGAATTACGGGAAATAGATGATTATTGATTGTATAAGCGACCTTCACGGTTTTTTTCCTGAACTTTCAGGTGGTGATTTACTTATCGTTGCTGGGGATTTGACTGCTAGAGACAGTTTGGTTGAACACTATCAGTTTGGAGATTGGTTAAAACAGCCGAATTACAAGAAAAAAGTTGTTATTGCTGGAAACCATGATGGGCGTTTGGAAGAATTAGGAATCGTTCCTTCAGACAATTATTTTCATTGTAGCTCTTATCTTTGCGACTCAGGAACTGAATTTGAAGGACTCAAGATTTGGGGCACACCTTGGACGAAAACCTTTCCTGGAATTAATCCTAAATGTTGCGCTTTCACCTGTGATACAGAAGAAGAACTAGATATTAAGTTTTCCTTAATACCTGACGACACAGACATTCTCATTAGTCATGGGCCATTCCTGCATATTTTAGACCAAAACTACGATGGATATGCCTGCGGAAGCCCTGCGCTGCGTGATGCCGTTGATAGAGTAAAACCTAAGCTATTCATATGCGGCCACATTCACGAACAAGGTGGTAACCAACTTATGTATAAGCATAGTGGACCTAATACTTGGTGCGTCAACTGTAGCTATGTAAACGAAAGATACAATCCAGTCAATAAGCCCGTTCGCATTATTCTTTAAATATGCTCTGCAACAATATCAACAACGAAACATAATCATAATGACTTATAGGGCTATTCATTACATGCTGTGGCAAATGCTCTATATTCTTTATCATCTCATCGAGCATGAATAACAGATCCTTCTTGCTAGGTTTTAATACATTAGATTCTTCGCCTTGAACTTTTACAACTATTTCATTGCCTTCATCATCAACCCTTACAAAGTTTTCCCATTTTATAGCGCTGCATCTCATGGCACTTCCTCCATCAACACTTATTGCTCCACAGCTACACATAACGTAGTCCGTATCATGGAAACTTTCTATCACGCTATTACACAATTTGCACTTAGCTCTATTTTTCATGGTTCACTCGTTGTAAAGGTTGAATCGCACTGTGGGCATAAATAGTGAACAGGAGAATAAGGTTCATTTTCTGGTATCGTCATGAGTTCAAAATGGCCACAATGCGTGCATTTCCTAGGAACAAAGATAAATCTTTCAAAAGAATGTTTTTCATCTGGGAAATTTTCATCGCATTCTTTTATGTATTCTTTAGCTCTAGAAAGACTTTCAAAGCATATTCCTACATATTTTTTTTCATCTCTGACTGCATATACAGTCTTTCTCATGTTTTTCATATTTATTTCTTTATTCCAGTTGTGTTACAAATAAATTTAACTAATTTAACATAAGGTTACTATGGGAGCTCCAAAAGGACATGCGCCATATAATACTAGAGGTGAAGGTGGTAGGCCTGTTATATACGATGAAGCATTTATAGAAAACGAATGTATTGCTCTTGAAGAATGGTTATCCGATAAAGATAATGAAGATATATTCCTTAATCAATTTGCTTTTGATAGAGGGTATAGCAAGCATAGAATCCCTGAATTCTGTGAAAAATCAGAAAGGTTTTCGACACTCGTTATGCGCGCCAAAGAAAGACAAGAAAATAAAATGCTAATGGGTGCTATGACAAGGAAGTATGACGGTAACTTTACTAAATTTGTCATGCCTAGACTATGTGGAGACCATTGGCAAGAAACTAAGAATATCAAGGTTACAACCAACGGACCCGTTCCACCATGGATTGAAGAGGCAGAAGGCAAATCTAAAGACTTGGTTAATTAATGGTTGAAAAACACAATCCATTGCTAGATCCATTGTGGAGGATAAACAATCTCTACTACATCGTTGACAAGCAAGGTAGAAAGATAATATTCAAGCTTAATTGGGCTCAAAAAGAACTATATGAAAATGTCTGGTATTGCAATGTTGTTCTTAAAGCTCGTCAGCTTGGTATTAGTACGTTTATTTGTTTGCTTTTTCTTGATCGTTGCCTATTTAATAGCAATATTAGTGCAGGTATTATTGCTCATACTGTGGAGGACGCACAAGCTCTTTTTAGACGTGTTAAAGTCGCTTACGACGGTTTACCTGATCAAGTGAAAGGTGTTATTACTGCTGAGAATGACACAGCCCAAATGCTAAAGTTCTCAAACGGATCTTCTATTCGTGTGGGAACGTCATTGCGTTCATCTACATTCCAATATTTACACATAAGCGAGTTTGGTAAAATCTGTGCAAAATACCCTGACAAAGCCCAAGAGATCGTTACAGGTTCGCTCAACACTGTTGCCCCTGGTCAATATATATTTATTGAATCCACTGCTGAAGGAAGATCTGGATATTTCTATGATATCTGTAAACGCGCTCAAGAAGATGCGAAGGCCAAGAAAGAACTATCGAAACTTGATTTCAAGTTTCATTTCTTCCCGTGGCATAAAGAAAGTGAGTATCGAATTGGAAACTCTTTTCAACCTACAACTGAAATGCAGGCATACTTTGTTCACTTGTCATCTCTTGGTATTGAACTTGATCAAGAGCAGAAAGCCTGGTACATAGGCAAGGAAGTAACTCAGCAAGATGATATGCGTCGTGAGTACCCATCCACACCAGAAGAAAGCTGGGAAGTCTCTAATGAGGGATTGTATTACAGCAAACAAATGACAATAGTTCGTGCAGAGAAACGTATCGGTTTTGTTCCATATGATGAAAGCATTCCGGTTCATACAGCTTGGGACTTGGGTTATAATGATGCTAATTCTATTTGGTTCTTCCAGGTATTTGGTAAAGAGATTAGATTATTAGAATATTTAGAAGGAAGCGGAGAAAGTCTGTCCCATTGGCTTGGGATTATTAAGGCTAAACCTTACAACTATGATAAGCATTTAGCTCCTCATGACATCATGGTTCATGAATATACTTCTGGTATGACAAGGCAAGCGTCGGCTCGCAAGATGGGCATGAATCTTATTCCTGTTCAGAAGGTTGAGATTATTCCAGGTATAGATCAAGTTCGAACTATCCTTAATAGATGCTGGTTTGATGAGAAGAAGTGCGATAAAGGCTTGAAAGCTTTAGATAATTACAAGAAAGATTGGGATGATAGAAACGCTTGCTGGCGCTCACAACCTTTACATAACTGGGCTTCCCATGGGGCCGATGCTTTTAGGACGTTGGCGGTAGGCTTAAATCTTGTTACAAGACAATCACCTGATACCGGACACAATCCGGATAACTATAGACAAACGAGGTTTGGATGAAACTTGAATTGGATTTTGTTCCGGATGTAATAGTTTATTTTTGCATACCATGGGGAGATAAAAGCCACTACTTATGTCATCTATGGGGAGACAAAGAATTATATCAAAATTGCTGTGACTTTATAAAAGACAAACTCCCTATCAATGAATCTTGTTTTGTTGCTATTCAGAAAAGAACGCTTAAATTTAAGATATTTTCTGGGGTGATGCCTAATGAATAATCTAGAAACTCAATATCCCAAGCCTAATTCTAGAGTTCTTCTTTTATGCACTGACGAGAAAGTTAGAAAAGCTACATATGAACCTGATACATGTTCATTAACTCCATGGATATTTGATGATGATCAACTGGATAATCCATTTGAAGTGATGCACATTAAAGGTTGGGCATATGATTATTCCTAAGCTGTTGCAATAATAAAATCTTTAGTGATACATTGGTTATTAAAGCTTTTTGACTTTGGAGGCTTCTATTTCATCATTTTCCGCTCCCTGGAATGGCACACAAGAACCTAACCAGGGTAACGTCAGACATTGGCTAGACAATTTATACTCAAAGTTTCAACCTGTAGAGCAGGCTAGATGGAACCAAGCGAATATAGATACGCTTTTTTACGCCGGTAATCAGTCGTTTATTAACAGAAACTTTTCATTCACTCCTGGAATTACTCCACAGCAGTATTATTTTAATCTAGTTCAGCAGCCAGTTAATATGGTTACTGGATATCAAAGGCAGCACAGAAAGTCTATTGTCTATCAAGCAGCTGATGGAGCCGATCCTCAAACAACAGATCAATACACTCGGCTTATTATGAATGTGTGCCAGAAAGAGGGCATACACGAGCAATTTAGTAAGAGCTGCGAACTTTCCGCTATTGCTGGCATGAATCTGATTCAGCCTTACTTTGATTATACCGGTGATGATCCTGCTCAAGGGCAAATGAAACTTAAGGTGTGGGAGTATAATAGCTTCCTAGTTGACCCATACTTCCGCAATCCTGACATGAGTGACGCTCAGTTTGTTTGGTGTCAAGAATACATTAGCAAGAATGAAGCTGAAAGCAGATTCCCAGATAAAGTCAGTGCAGTCAGGCCTATGATGGGATCACCTCAACGTTATGGTTCTTTCTATTTCCTTCCTGAGAATCAAAACATGGCTCGAAATGATCTTATGGTATTGAGCTATGTTTGGTATAAGTGGAAGAAGAAGAAGAAGCGTCTTTATAGCCGTAAACGCAATCAATTCTTTGATTTTGCAGGTGGGGATGAGAATTTAGAACAGATACTATATGCCATAGAAGATATGGAAGAGGTGACAGTTGAAACTCCTTGTTGGAAGCTTGCTGTTGTTCTTAACGATCAACTTATGTTTCAAGGTGAAAATCCTTTGTGGGATGGTCCAGAATGCCCATTTATACCAAATTTTTGGAATTATGACCCTCATATTCAACAGTTTGATCTTAGATCTCGTTCTCTTGTATTTCCTATGCGTTCTCCTCAATTTCTTTTTAATTTTAAAGTAATTAATAACAATGATATCGCGGCCGCTACTATTAATGCTGGTTGGAAGCGTAAGATTGGCGCTGTTGCTAATGAAGACAATTTGAAGAAGAGCGGTCAAGGTTGGGATGTTATTATCAACGACGGTTACGAGATGACTGATGTTGAGAAGATAATACCTTCAGCTGTACCTGAGAGTGATTTAGCTTTAGCTCAGCAAATGGCTGATCTTGTATTTAAGACTAGTGGGATTGATATTGAGAATTGGTCTGGTCAACAAGATAAGCAGATCTCTAGTTTAACACTTCTCATTAAGCAAGCTGCCAACTTATTGCCATTTCAGAAGTACTTCGATCAGTGGGATCATTGCTTAAAACTTGTTGGAGAGCGTCTTTTACAGATGTCATTGTACAATTGGAATGCCGAGAAAGTTAAGATGCTTATTGGTGAAGATCCAACACCGCACTTCTATAGCAGAATCTTTGCTAAATACCATACTGTTGTTGAAGAAGGACTACTTACTGCCACTCAGAAGAATTTGCAAGCTCAGCAAATGTTAGATATTAACACAGCATTTGGACGTGAAGTATTGCCAGCATCTATGATCATCAAAGATATGAATATCCAAGGTAAAGCTGAGATACTCAAATTCTTACAAGGTCAAGAAGAGCAAGCATCACAATTACAACAAGAACAAACAGCGGTACAGCATGCCTTTGAAGACGCAAAACTCAAAGAACTCTATACGAAAGCTGCCTCTAACCTTGCAACAGCGCGCGAACGTCATGGAAGAGCTGAAGCAGATATCGGACTCTTTGAAGAAAGGTTGTCAGAAATCACCCAAAACAGGGCGATGGCTACTAAAGCGAAAATGGAAGCTTTGGAAAAGCTTGTCGATGTCATTGCGAAATACGGGGAGATCGAGGCGGCGCTCAAGCTTAGCGAAATAGAATCTTTCGATTATAGAGCAGAAGCTAAGGAAGATGTAGAGAAAGTAGACGCTAAAATGACTTCTGAGTCTAATAAGTTCCTCTCAGAAATAATGAGTGGTGATCAAAATCAACAAAATAGTAGTATGAATTCAAATCAACAAAGCCAGCAGCCCCAAGAAGCTGTTATGGCTCAACAAACTATGTGAGGTAGTTATGGCAATGGCAGATAGTCAAAAGCAAGGAAGAGCATCTTCTGGTGGTCAACGTATTGATGATCATAGTTTCTGGGCAGGAAAAGCAGGTAAAGACATGGTAATGCCACAAGGCGTACATACTAAATCTGAAAGTTCTGCAGAAGGCGCAGGAAGCGAACTCGATTACGAGGACACAACCGAGAAAGTTAAAGCACAACAAATGGCGGGCGTTGCTAAAATTAAAGGCCGTCCAATGAAACCTTTGTATCGTAATTAATTTATAGAAAGCGTTTCGGGCTGCAGATTCTTGGCCAACGCTTTCTATTTTTCATGAGGACATATGAAAAGAAATAAAGAACAGATTAATGCTAATTCTGGTTTTAGTGATCCAGCTCGCATCAAAGAGCAAAGAGAACTTGATAAACCAGTTGATGGGAAAAAGTCTCCATGGGACTTTCGTTGTCCTCAATACGATCAGCGTTCAAGCAATTTTGTTAATGCGGGGACACATTACGGTGTTGGCATTAATCAACCAGTTGGCCACGCAGGAAATCCTAAACAGACTGTTCCATGCCTTCCCATGGGTCGGGTAGAAACAATGAGGGTCGATGACAAAGGTTAGTGTTGTTAAACCTATTAAAGCTCTTAAGAATGCTCATACGTCCAATTCAAAGATTGGCATGGGTGACTATAAAGGCGTGGGTGTAAAGCAAAAAGTTGGTACCAGTCGTGTTGATATGATTAACATGAGTAAGGTAGGATCAAAGAAGATGGGAAAACCTCCTAAAGCTCTGGCTTAGTATAAGTTGGCATGTCAGGATATTCATATCTAACTGAAGCGCACCATAAATCTTGATGTGGGATAATTTTAATTTCTTTCACATCATATTCATTGATAAACTTGTTTAACGATTCTTCAAGCCAAGATCTTTCAGATAATGAGAAGAGTCGAATCCATTGCTTTTTCATGTTTTAACCTTTGTCTATGTTCGTCTATCACTGCTTTCAAGATTATTTTAGCCCTATCCTCAATCATATCTTCAGGATGTGGTTTCTCAAGATGACTTTTGTTAGTTTTGAGCATATTGATAGACCATAGGCACACATTGCTTTCGGTGATATTTCCTTTCTTATATTGATTCCATGTGTCTTTTGGAGGTATCATCCAAATAACTTCTATTTGATCAGTTTTAGATATAGCCCTGAACAGATAAGAGTTTTCTTGGGCTTCTGGAATTGTAAGCCTAGGTTGCCAAAACATCTTCTTGTTAACACCATCGTCAGCAGTTCTTGGATGTGCAAATAGATATATGTATGGACTTTTCTCTTGGATCGCTAGTGAAAGAGGGTTTTTCTTCATGCAATCCTCAGCGCCTTTGAATACATTGGCTGATTGATCGGATATAAGATGTTGAAGCCTGTCGTGTGTTTCTAATCTATTTATTTTCATACTTCAAATGCCTTCTTAATTTTCTTCTTAAAACTTTCCATAAATTTCTGAATTTCCTTAAATTCATCACGCATCTTGTAGACATCTTCGTAAAGCGATTGTGAATCAACAACTTTCTTAAGCTTTGCTTCCATATTTAAAGAATTTCTTTCTAATCTTTCAACCATTTCTCTCAATCTACCGTCTATATCTGGGTAGTCTTTAGCTAAGAATTCATTGATTTGTTTGGTAACATTTATTATGTAGTCTTTACGTTCTTTTTCATAAAATTCGTTTTGAATCCTCACCATATCCATAATTTTAACTTGCTGTAATTCTAAATTTCTCATTTTCGAAATCAGTGAATTATCAAACTCTGGATACTTCTTTAACATCCAATCGCTAATTGCATCTGTAACACCTTTAAATATTTGAAATTTGTTATTTTCTTTATTTTCATCAAATGGGTTCAACATGTATTGCCTTAAAATTTTAATTTATGTTTAATGAGCTAAAATCCAACCGCATAGCAGCGTTAAGCTAAAGGATAAAACACTTATGACATCACCAACACAAGAAAGTCAAGTTCAAGAAAATACTACTAACAATAAAGAGCTTAATTTTCGCGCTCTTGAATCTAAATATCAAAGACAATTAGAACAAGAAAGATCCGCTAGATTAGAAGCCGAAAAGAAAGCACAAGAACTATCCCAAAGGAATGTTTCTCATGATGATGAAGATGATTCGGAGCCTTATGTTGATCATAAGAAGCTTAAGAAAGAACAAGCCAAATTTGGGCAACAACTTAAACAAGAAACCCAAACGGATATACAAAAAGCGGTCCGTCAAGCCCAAGAAGAAGCTCGTCAAGAAGCATGGCTTGAAAACAACCCGGATTTCGAAGAAGTCCTTGGACATGCCGAAAAGCTAGCACAAAAGTCACCGCAACTTGCTAAAGCTATTTTATCAATGCCAGATACATTCGAACGTCAAAAACTAGTATATCAAAACATCAAAGAATTCGGATTGCATAGACCAGAAGTTAAACAAGCAAGTATTCAAGAGAAAGTAGATGCTAATAGACGAAGCCCTTACTATCAGCCATCAGGTGTGGGATCTGCGCCCTATTCTACTGCGGGTGATTTTAGTGCAAATGGCCAAAAAAGTGCTTATGACAAAATGAAGCAACTTCAACAGCAGATGAGACTATGACCTCTCAAGAAGATTTGGAAATTCTAACAGAAGCATTAGAACTTTCAAAAGAAAGCATGAAATTGTTTAAGGAAGCTGCAATAAAATGCCTTCCTTCTTCTTTAGTCTATGCATTATTTTGTGAGCATCAATTCTTGTTAGAGACTTATGGGTTAAAGAAAAAGAGGCCAATGTAAAGCCGGTTTTACATCTAAAGGAATTTCCTATATGAAACACCAATGTACCAAATGTAAAGACAGCGTAATAAATGGTTCTCTCATGTCTGAAGGAGGAGTCTGCTATATCTTTTGTAAAAGATGCCACGATCTCCTTCAGCATGCTCCAACTAATAATCTTGCCCATTTTGTAGGCGAAGAAAAAAAAGAAACTCGGGTAGACAAAAACATGAGAGAAGCAAGAGAAAGACGTGATCGTGGCGAATTTTTTTGGAAATAATAGTTAGCCGTAGTATTTGCGGCTAATCCAGGCTCTCCAATTTTGAGTACCTCTAGAATCTTTAACTTTACTCTGAAACTTTTTCTTTGATATTTTCATTTCTCTTCGTTGGACCTCTTTTTTTAGGGGCTCTTTTTTTTAAATTTTCGATTGAATTAGGTAAAGATTTCCAAATTTTACCTTTTACAATTCGTGTAATGTAAGTCTTGTCAACTTCAAACATATTAGCCAATTCATCAACTGTATAAATTTTATTTTCATAAAATTCACGTATACTAAGAATTTCATGATTTTTAAATCTTGCATTACCTTTTTTTTCTGCTTTTGGATTATTTATTTTCTTTAAGCAACCACAAGAATTTTGCTTAAATTCATGGCCGTTTTTAACTGTTATAATATTTCCGCATTTGCATTTACACACCAAAATGTAATGTCTAGGTTCTTTTTCAAATCCTATTACTTTTAAAAGACCAAATCGATACCCTAATTTTTCATTTAATTTTTTTAAA